ACAGTTGCCAAATTAATTGAAGATGGCACTAAAAATGGAGCAAAGAGGCTTGCTAAAGCCGGCCAGCTTATGGCCTTAATGATTTCGCAGGCTTCGGCACAGTCTAATTTCCAAAGAATTTCTGGACTGCCAATTCGGCCGGCGCAAGGAGGCGTTAATGTAGCAGGACAAATTTATACAAATAAAGAAGCCTTTGGCGCAGAACTGACAAGATCAGCTCTTAGCTCAAACTTGGCACCAACCGATATTCAATCTCTCATTGTCACAGGCAAAAACTATTTTGATGCAGTTATAGAGGGACAAAAATTAACTGCCGAATTTGGGCGATTATTTGAACAATCAGCCCAAGCGGCGACGGTCGCGCTTCCCACCGTCAACTTAGGCGATCTAGAGGCAAGATTCAAGGCGGCCCAATCACCTGCGGACGGTGTAGCGGCAAGCGTTAGGGATGCGCGCGAAGAACTGAATCAGCAGGAGAACATCCTCACGGCACTTCAATCAACGTTCACTGAAATTGGCGCGAGCAAAAACAAAGAATTACGCGATCTTATTGAGCAGGACAACCTTATTTCGGCTCAAATTGACTTAATCAATAGAGGAATGTTGCCAGCCCTTGCGGAGCAAGAAGCCGCAAATGATAGACAGTTTGAACAGGCAATGGCTCGCGCCAAGGCGGCAGCGTCGCAAGCGGCGGCAGCAACACAAGACAGCAAAGTGCAGGCAGAAATAGAGCGTTCATTACAGAATCAGCTTAATACAATTGAGGCGATGAGAAAAGAATATAATACGCAGTCTCAAATACTACGTGATCGAGCGGCAATCTTGGAGGCGAGCAAAATACAAGCAGAAACTAGGATGACAGGAAGAGGATTAGGAGCTGGCTTCATTAACGAGGCCGCCACCGCTTTTGAGGGGCAACTGCTAAAGGGCGTCGACCCAGAAGGTGCCGCGCTTGTAGCAAAAGCGACAGAACAGCTAACCATTGCTAAAACCGCTGCAGACGCTCTTCAATCGTCTATTAATGGCATTGGCACTGCATTTGGCACCGCAATGACTACCGGCGTTGCAAATTTGGTTGCCGGCACTACCACGGCAAAGGAAGTGTTTGCTGAATTCTTGAGAAGCATCGGCCAGGCATTATTAAGCGCTGCCGGACAAATGATTGCCACTTATACGGCCATTGGTATTGCAAAAATCTTTGCCGGTATGGGCGGAGGAGGAGGAGGTCTGGAGCCAAAAACTGCTGCCGGAAACGCTGCTTTCATGCAACGTACTGGCGCACTTGGCTTCGCAAATGGCGGCATCGCTCTTGGCGGCTTCCAAGCTTTTGCTAATGGTGGCATCGTCACGGGCCCCACGCTTGGCCTTGTAGGCGAGGGACGCTACAACGAAGCCGTTGTTCCTCTTCCCGATGGCAAGAGCATTCCAGTGCAACTGGGAGGCCGCACAGCGCGTGATTTGATGGGCGGTAACGCTCCAGGCATGCCTCAGCAAACTTCTCTCAATATGAGCTTTGAAACTACAAAGATCAATGGCGTGGAATATGTGAGCAGAGATCAGCTTGAACAAGCCATGGCAGAAACTCGTCGCGCTTCCATTTCCGGCGGCGCTCGTCAAGGCATGGCCATGACTTTAGATAAAATACGACAGAGCCCCTCCACTCGTTCCCGCATTGGTATGCGCTAATGGCAACGTTTCCTTCAATTAGACCAACTGGCCGGAGCTATTCTCCTGGCCAGTTTCCCATCAAAACTTATCGTGGCATGTCTGGCGCTACGGTGAAGAGAGTGTTTGGCAATCGTTCATTCGGCCACACCATTGAACTACAGTTTGAAAACATTTCAGACACCAATACAAAAGCCATTCTTGATCATTACTATGGCGAGTATGGTAACTATTCACGCTTCACATTGCCCGACAATGTTTTCTCTGGTATGTCTGATGCACTGAAGGGCGTCGTGCAATCCCCCACTAACATCTTGTGGGAATACGCTGAGCCTCCGCAAGTGGAGAGCGTGTTTAACGGCAGAAGCACTGTTAACGTGAGGCTTATTGGCGAGCTTGATTATTCTGGCATTTGACTATGGAAAGCCTCATTCGCGTGGCGCATTTCGCTTTCATTGAAACGGCCAATCAACGATCGCACTATTATCAAAACTATTTCTTTGGCAAGGACTATACTGCCGTAGCTGTTCCTGGTAGTGCCGCTCCAGTGTATCGCCATGCTCCTTTCGAAGCTAGGGGTAGCACTGCTGCGTTAAACGGAGACAATCCATCAATGCAGCTTTTGTTTCCTCATTCTGCTTTTACCATTGCAATGGTTGAAGACGGAGAAGGAAACCGCCTTAGCAAGCTCAAACTTACCACTGTATGGATGGCAGTAGTTGGCAATGGCGACATTACTAATTACAACAATTACGTGGCAACCAATCAATACACTGAATATTACACTGGCATTGGAGCAGCCTTTAGCGACACTACTGTTGAGCTTCGTTTCAGGAGTGCAATGGATAGTGTGGGAGCAGGATTTCCTGCGCAACAATTGAATGCACAAAACGTTGGCCTGCTTCCATTGAATGCTGATTTGATTCTGCAATGATCAACGATTTAATTGGCCTTAATTATGAGCGTCGAGCCAGATATGTTGATGGGGAAGGAAAGTCTGATTGCTTTATGCTCGTTTGCGAAGTGAGACGCAGACTTGGTTTATATGATTATGAGCAAGATTTTGCGTGGGCTTATGACGAATACGAAGCTAACAACTTGCCGATGAAGCGCATTTTGCGTTGGATGTTGGAGCATGGTATCAAGACGAATGAGCTGAAAGACGGCAATGTAGCAATCATGCGCATGCTCAGTGGAGAACTAGCAGTGGGGGTGGTCTATGATGGTGGAATAATTACAATTTCTAGGGGAGGACGTTCATTTTGGACGAAGAAATTCCCTCCAATGAAATTATTCAAAATGAAAGCGGACGTAGCAAATGAGGCGCCTTCTTCCTTATGAGCGTGCATTAATCGATACGCTTGGCATTAGCAAAGAGGAATATTTTCGCTTCGTCGCTTACCAGCAACAGTATAAAGACGTTAAAGAAGGCACGCTTTTGGACGTGCGTATGGGCATTGATCCTGGCACCATTGCCCTTGTCTTGACCATTGTCGGCACGCTATTCCAAGTGGCGGCTGCTTTATTGGCCCCCACTCCCAAAGAGCAGGCGGCGCCATTTGCCAAACGAGAAAGGCGCTTTAATCCGCGCTATGGCTTCGATAGTGCGCAAGACCTGGCGCAATATGGCGACCCGGTGAATTTGGTGTATTGCGATAGTACCACCAACCCAAATGGAGGAGTGAGGGTGTCAACGTCGCTGGTTTGGTCTGCCTTGCAAAGCTATGGCAATGCGCAGTTCATGCAATTGTTATCAGTGGTGGGAGCTAGTGAAATTGTAGAGATTGATTATGAACGCACGGCTTTTGGGCAAACGCCTATTAGACAGTTTGGCAATGTAGGGAAATGGCTCTATTTCAAGAATGCTGGCGGACCATTGCATTTCTTTGACGTAAAAAAAGGAGATTACAACGATCCATCAAGAATTAGCGGGGCTGATTTAGCTTATCGCCCTGGCATTGTCCCTCAGAATGCTTTCAATGGTTTCAGCCAAGCATTTTCGCCTTCAAGCTTTAATGCTTTTGGAATTGAAGCGCCCATCCCCATCAACGTTACTGTTGTCGAGAGAGAAGAAGATGGAGATCCAGTGAGTGTGAATAATGGAGTGAAGATGGAGAATCGCGGCGATATATGGCCGGGCATCTATCCTTACGTTGATGCAGCCAGACTTCCTTTTTCAGTGGGAAATCAAGTGAGACTTGTATTGCAACAAACGGAAAACAATAGCAATTTAGCCAATAAGCAGGCAGAAGAAGATCGGCTTTCCTATTCTTCTAGCTTAGACATGGCCAGTATTTATAAGCTTGGTAGTGCCAAGTTTCGTCCTGTAGGCCTTGACGGGAAGGAAAACCTTGGCACTAATTTGCAGCTTTTGCTGGAATGCGTGGAGGGAGGATATGGCCCTGAAGAGGATTACGCCACTGAGGATATTGCTGAGCAGGAGAAAGAACTGGAAAAGGAGCAATTGGCGCTAAAAGAAGAGCGCAAGCAGATTGACGTGCAAATCGCCAATGTAGGAAGCCAGCCAATACCGCTGGCAGGATTAAGCGCCGCACAGCAAAAAGTTTATAACGCTTTCCTTGGCTATTTCAATACAATTGAAGACATTATTGATGATATTGCTTATGTTTTGCGTAAGCCAAGCGAGCTTGATGATTATGTAAAGGAGTATTGGTGGTTGTTCCCTTCTGAGATTAGGGGTATTGCAAATCTTGTTTCTGATTTAGAAAATAGAGTGGAAGAGAAAAGGGAAGAGATCACTGAGGAAAGACAAAAGCAAAGCCCAAGCGAGAGCAGGATAGCCGAGCTGAGAGTAAAGATAGCAACTGCAAAAGAAGATTTGAAACCGTACAGAAGACAGCTAGATCAGTATGTGCGTGATTACAACTTTAGCGATCAAAAATTGTTTAACTATTTGCAGGAAATTGAAAGCATTGCTAACGAAGTGAATCGCACTTTTTCTTCTGTTGCCGGCTATCAAGTGGTAAATGAAGGCGATATTGGCAACATTGTTAGAGAGAGGCGCTCTAGAGGGGACAAGCTTAACGCAAAAGAAGAGCGCAAATATTTGAAACGCGTTAGGAATGTGATGAAGGAAATTCAGCTTCGCGTTGCCTCTGTCTACCAAATTGACCAGCAGGCAATGGATGAGCGGTTGCGTCAATTTACATCTAGGCAGGCTGCAATTGATGTTCGATTGGCAGAAATTGACGGGGAGTTAAATAACGAAAATCGCCTCAATGATTATCTGGGCACTAAATGCTTAGTTAAGGTCAATGAAGCTTCCTACGAGACAGTTTCGCCGTGTAAAGTGGTGAACTTTGCGATGAAGACGCGTGTGTTCATGCGCATACAAAATCGGCAAAAGAAATATGGAGAAGTGAAAGTAGATCAATATCGCCAAAGTGATAATGGCATCAAAACTCGTAGCGCATTTTTTACTGTTTCTGTGAAGAAAGTGTCCGACAGTCAATATGCAATCCTGCCTGTCATCTTCGCTGTCCGACGAGCCGCTGATAACGACTATTACTTTCCATTGTTTTTTGAAGCACCTTCATCAAACGATCGCTGGAGCTTTAAGTTTGAACCAGTGTTTGACACGCCTTCTGAAATCCGCAAGATTGGGGGCAATGTCAATTTTGTCTATTTAAACGGCGGCCAAAAAAGCGAAAACATTAAGAACATTCCCATGAGCGCCATTCCTGGTGCATCGTTCAAGTATTACGGAAGTGATTTAAGGGATGCCGGCTCTAATAACTTGCCACCACGCAATAGAAGCCCATGGGGGATTGACGAATGGACATTGTATTCCACATCGTCAGATGCAAACATTCAGTTTTCGTTTGACAATGGTCCAGAGTTTCAGCTTGTAGCCGTCACAGAGCAGCAGCAAGTGGATGACTATAACAGTCGTTATGCCAATATTTACGATGGCATGTGCTTGCTTGGTTTCAATGCTTATAGCGGCAAGAGCATTAGGAGCTTGCGTTCGTTGAGCGTGTTTGTAACGAAAGGAAAGAAAGTAAAGCTCATTGACAAGGATGCACAATACGTCGAAAGCACGAGCAATGCTGCGCATACCAATGGAATGTCTATGGGGGCGAGTAATTTTGCTCCTGATATTTTCCTTGATACCATTCGCGATGAGCGGAATGGCATTGGTAAATATGCAAGTATTGAGGGCATAGACCTTGCGCGTCTTGCTTCCGCGAAAAAGATGTGCCAACGAATGGGCTACTACATGGATGGAGTGATTGCGGATATTACGTCTTGGCGTGAATTTTGGGCTGAAGTGGCACCGTATAGCATGTTGGAACTGGCACGCATTGGAGGAAGAGACACGCTCATCCCTGCGCTTCCAACAACGGCAGACGGCACCATCTTTAGGACAGTCACTATTAGTGCCTTGTTTAACCAAGGCAACATCATCGAAGATAGCTACAAGGAGGAGTTTATTGATTATGGCGATTCCACGCGAGACCTTATTGCAACGGTAATTTACAGGGCGCCCGAAAATAATGGAACATTCCCTAAGAATACGAGCGTTACAGTTTCGCTGAAAGGAGTGGGGAATAGTGAAGACGCAAGACGGGCCACCTTTGATCTCTCCCAGTTTGTGACAGATAGAATTCAAGCAATCAATTATGGAATGCTTTTATGCGCTCAGCGACGTTATGTAAGACGGGCAATTGAATTCAAAACATTTCCAACTGAAGCGGCAATAGAGCCAGGGTCTTTCATCTATGTACAAATAGACGAAAACCGCTGGGATCAATTGACCAGTGGCGTGGTGGATGCTAATGGCGCTCTTAATATTCCATTAGCAGAGTCTCCTATTAACGGCACTTATCAAGTGTTGTTATACAATGGCGTGGACAATGTGGTAACGCTTTCAAGCGTAAGCGTGAGCAATAACGCGGCCTCTGCATTATCGGCGTATGATGGTTGGCTATTTGTCTTGGGAGCAGTCATTAGAAACAAGCGTATTTTTAAGGTGACGGAAGTAGAGATGGACGAAGAAGGGGAAGTGACAGTGCGCGCTTCGGAACATCCATGCGAAGAAGTGGGAGGCAAGGCCCAATCATTAATTGCACGTCAAGAACTCACGTTGTATGACATTGAAGGCTAGGTTAAACGTTGCTATCATAAACAAAAAGCTGTAAAACAATGCCTTTTTACACTGGTCGTAATGCAGCGCTGCTTATTGGCGGCAATGCAGTCGCTAAGGTTCGCGATTGGAGCTTGGATACAAGCGTTAATCTTCTTGAGACAACTGCACTTGGCGATTCTGCATCCACTTATACTGCTGGATTATTTAGCGGCACTGGTAGCGCCACGCTGTCTTATTACAACGAAAGTTCTGGCACTGATGTTACTGATCTATTGAGCAAGATTACAAAAACATCGGCAATTACAGACGCGGATAAAGTAACGATGACTTTCCAGGTGGGAACCAGTCAGTCTTTTGCCGCTAGCGTGTTTGTTAATAGCGCCAGCATCTCTTCTTCCACTGATGAAGTGACTACTGTCAGCTTTAATTTCACCCTTGATGGTCCGCTGACTACTGTCAATCTTACTGGCACCACTTG